CTAAGAAGGGTCTCGAGAAGTTGATTAAGGAAGACTAAATTATGAAGATTGCTTTGATTACTGACACGCACTTTGGTGGGCGTGGTGACAGTCCTATATTCTCTGACTTCATTGGAAGATTCTATAGTGAGGTATTCTTTCCATACCTCCATAAAAATTATATTACCAACATTATCCATCTTGGTGATATTGTAGATCGTCGTAAGTATATTAGTTACCTTTCCTTGAGAAAGTTTAAGAAACAGTTCATTAAGCCTGTTGTTGAGAAGAACCTTAACCTTCATGTCATTATTGGTAACCACGATACGTTCTATAAGAACACTAACAATGTCAATTGCATGACAGAGTTGTTTGATACCAATAAACCAAAAAACATTAATTGGTACACAGAAGCAACTGAACTGGAGTTTGGTAGTACTAAGATTCTATTTGTACCTTGGATGTGTGCCGAGAATTTTGAACCCACAATTGAAAAGATTGCTGACACAGATGCACAAGTATGCTTTGGTCATCTTGAGCTCGCTGGCTTTGAGATGCAGAAGGGTACGGTTATTGATCATGGATACGATGCCAAGATCTTTAAGAAATTTGATATAGTCCTTTCTGGTCACTACCACCATAGATCTACAAAAGGTAACGTAACATACCTTGGTTGTCCATACGAGATTGTTTGGTCTGATTATGATGACCCTAAGGGCTTTCATGTTTTCGATACAGAGACAAGAGAGATTGAATTTGTTAAGCACGACCTAACATTATTTGAAAAGTATTACTACGATGACCTTGATAAGGAACGGGATGATGTAGTACTTGATGACTACTCTTTCCTCAAAGGTAAGTTTGTAAAGATTATTGTCAAGAATAAAAATAATCCATACTGGTTTGATAGTGTTATCGATAGAGTCGAGAGAGCAGGGGTTGCAGATCTACAGGTAGTAGAAGACCATTTACATCTTGACTTAGAAGAAGATTCAAGTATAATATCTGAGGCCGAGGACACTCTAACAATCATTAGAAAGTTCTCAGATCAATACATTAGTAATAAAGGTAATGTACCAAAGCTGAACAAGCTACTTGGCGACCTTTATGTTGAAGCAATGGAAATACAGACTAAGCAATGATTCTATTTAAGAAAGTACGTTGGAAGAACTTTCTATCTACAGGTAATAACTTTACAGAGATAGATCTTACCAAGCATAAGTCAACACTAATTGTGGGTACGAATGGTTCTGGTAAGTCAACCATTCTTGATGCTATTTCTTTTGCACTCTACAATAAGCCATTCAGAAAGATTAATAAGCCTCAACTTGTTAACTCTATCAACGGTAAAGATCTTTGCGTTGAGTTTGAATTTATTGTAGGTAATGCTACCTATAAGATTGTTAGAGGCATCAAACCAAACAAGTTTGAGATCTATAAGAATGACCAGCTACTAAACCAAGATGCTGATAGTAAAGATTATCAAGAGGTAATTGAAAAGCAGATCGTTAAGATGAACCATAGAACATTCTCCCAAGTAGTTGTTCTTGGTTCTTCTACCTATGTTCCTTTCATGCAACTCTCTGCTGCTGCCAGAAGAGAAGTTATTGAGGACTTGCTCGACATTCAAGTATTTACTACAATGAATACATTGCTGAAGGGTAAGGTCACATCTAACCAGGATGACCTAAAGCAAGCAAAGTATGATAGCGACCTTGTTGATGAGAAGATTAACATTCAAACTGCCTACATTAACTCTCTAAAGAAAGATGTTAGTGATAAGGTTGAAGTAAATAAACTCAAGATTCAAACAACAAATGTTGAGATTGAAGGTATCGAGTATACTATTGATACAAATAGTACATCTATTGATGAAAAGATGAAAGACACAGCTAACCTTGATAAGCTAACAAAGAGAATGGAGAAGTCTGTCATCCTAAAAGAAAAGACTATCGACAGACTCTCTAAGTTAGACAAAGAGATTAAGTTCTTCCATGACAATGATGATTGTCCAACTTGTAAGCAGGGCATTCCCCATGAGTTCAAGGCTGAATCTATTACAACCAAGGAAGGCCAGGTAACTGAGATAAAGAACAATCTTGTCCTCCTAGAAGAGGATTACAATAATACTGTAACAGAAGTAACAAGGATCAACAAGATTCAGAAAGAGATTCAGGCAATCCAACTAGAGATCAATAAATTACAAACTGAGATAATCTCTAAGAAGAAGTTTATTGATTACTTGCAAGCTGAGATTGATGGATTAGAAACAAACACAGCCAACGTTGATGCAGAAAAACTAAAACTAAAAGAACTACAAAAGCAAAAGGCAGAAGCTGAGGACAAGAAGCAGAAGCTGCTTGAGGACTATGAAATTCTACAGGCAGCTTCTGCTCTCTTAAAGGATGGTGGTATCAAGACTAGAATCCTTCGTCAGTACATGCCAATCATTAATAAGCTGATCAACAAGTACTTGGCTGCCATGGACTTCTTTGTTCAGTTTGAAATTGACGAACAGTTTAATGAGACTATCAAGTCTAGATTCAGAGATGAGTTTAGTTACAATTCATTCTCGGAAGGTGAGAAGATGAGAATTAACTTAGCTGTTCTCTTCACATGGAGAGCAATTGCCAAGATGAGAAATAGCGCTGCAACCAATCTACTAATTATGGATGAGGTATTTGATAGTTCTCTAGATAGTAATGGTACAGATGAGTTCTTAAAGATTATCCAGACACTTACTGCTGACACTAACACATTTATTATTAGCCATAAGACGGACCAGTTATTCGATAAGTTCCATAATGTTATTAAGTTTGAAAAGACTAAAAACTTTTCGAGGATTGTATAATGTACCCAAAAATTATTATACAGCCTAATTATTTTCCAGCTCAGTGGTGTGATAATATTAATTACTGGATGATCAATAATGTGGATGTAGACCCAAGGTTTGGAACCAAAGGTGTCCGACGTTGCAAGGTAAGACTGTTAACTAAACAAATGAAACCATATGATGGTGTGTTTAGATCAATGATGGAGTTTGTTAAGCCTAAGCTTGAAAAGCTTTGCGTTGATATTGATGGTGAAATAGATGGAGCCATACAACATATTACCTATACTGCTGGTGATAGTGTTGGTTGGCACAATGATCTAATGGACGTACGAGCCGCCACTCAAAATCCAAAGTATAAGGACCTAAAAACAAATAGAAAATTATCAATGACAGTTATGCTTTCCAATCCGTCTGAGTATACGGGCGGCGATTTTGTATTTGATAGTAGCGTTAAATTGTCTACCAAAGTGGAGGGTAAGGGAACGGTTGCTCTCTTTACATCACACTCACAACATAAAGTAGAAGATATAACTTCTGGTACTAGGAATATATTGTTTGTCTTTATAACAGGACCAGAGTGGAGATAGTTGAAAAAAACCACTATTTGTTGTATACTTACTTTATAAATATGTTTAATTTGAGGCTTTTGTAATGCAAAAAGAATATCACTATTCTGAGATCTTCTATTCTGTTCAAGGTGAAGGTCGATACACTGGTATACCAACTGCTTGGTTAAGGTACTTTCTCTGTAACCTTCAGTGTGATGGCTTTGGTCAGAAAGACCCAACCGACCCTAGGACATACAAGCTTCCTTATAAAGAAATGAATGTCGACTTCATTAAGCGAGTCGAGGATCTTCCTGTATGGAAGTATGGTTGTGACTCATCCTACTCTTGGGCAAAGAAGTTCAAGCATCTGATGCATAAAGGCACTCCTGAGTATATTGCTAATCAGATTCTAGGTTCAATTAGAACTGAACATAATACAGAAGCAAGGTTTGATCATCCAGCAGGACAACCAATCCATATGTGTTTTACTGGTGGTGAGCCTCTAATGAAACATGCTCAGGATTGTACTGTTGGTATACTTGATTACTTTGATAAGATTAACAATAGTCCTAAGTTTGTTACATTTGAGACTAATGCCACTCAAGCATTGAAGCCAGAGTTTAGTAACTTCATGGCTAACTGGAGAGAGATGGGTAAAGAAATCTTTATTTCATCTTCTCCTAAGCTCTGGACAACATCAGGTGAAACCAACAAGGATGCAATTGTCCCAGAAGTGTTAGCCCAGTATCACTCTTTATCTAGAGGCAAAGGGCAGATTAAGTATGTCGTCAATGGTAAAAAAGAAACTTGGGAAGAGGTTGAGCACGTAACAAATGAATTTAGAAAAGTTGGTGTGACATTTCCTGTTTGGATTATGCCAGTTGGTGCTACAGAAGAGGGTCAAACTGGTGAGCTTGATGGGTATGTGAGTGCTGGTACAATTGCAGAAGAAGCCTTTAAGAGAGGCTATAATGTTTCAGCAAGAGTCCATGTATATTTGTGGGGTAATACAATTGGAGTCTAACTTTAAACAAATTAACATATTAGATCTTGATGAGGTTGAATATCTTAAACAAATGTTTGATAAATATCCTAAAAACTTTTGGACAAGAGACTACAACTTGTTTAATCTTTATAAATGTAATATTCCTCGTCGTGTATATTCCAACGATGTTGATTCTATGAGAAGCATAACACAAAAAATAAAATCCCATCTAGATTGCAAGGAAGATACAAATTATTATTTTTTAAAATACATCCCAAACTCCTTTACACAAATCCATGTCGATAACCCAAATAGGATACAAAAAACGGCTGTAACGCTAATTGATATATCTGAAGATTTAGTTGGAGGGGAGGTTGTATTAATTAGTGGCATATCTCAATCAGATTTGATGCCAGGAGAATTTCGTCCTAATAACAATTTTAAAGATATAAAAGTGCCAGTTGTTGTTCGACAAAAGGTTGGTTCAACACTGATTTATAACCATAATGTAAAACATGGTGTTACAAAAGTTGAGCAGGGTCATCGTTTAGTTTTTATTTCATGGTATAATTAATATGAAAATAATTAAGTATAAAAAGAAACAGTTTAATCAGGACATTGAAACACTAGTAGGAAAAATCAAGAAATCCAAAGTCGAGTTTAGTTATATTGTTGCTTTATCAAGAGGGGGTCTTATTCCTGGTGTTGTTCTCTCCCATAAGCTAAAACTTAATCTTTGGCCAGTCTCTTGGTCTACAAGAGATAGTCAACAAAGAGAAACAAATACTTGGATTCCGGAAGATGTTAACGATGGTCATAAGATTCTGGTTGTTGATGATATTGTTGATAGTGGTGCTTGTTTAACGTCGCTGTTTGAAGAATGGGATTCGTGTGTAGTAAATAAGATGAACCGCGAAAATATTTACATTGCCACCTTGATTTATAACAAGGATCAGTGTATAGTGCCACAGTTTTATGCAAACAAGATTTCAAGAAAAAAAACTCCAGAATGGTTTGAGTTCTGGTGGGAGGATTCGAATGGCTAGTAATTTTTATTCTACAAAAAGGATTGGTCCCATATCTACTGGCCACCGTCAGTGGAGAGACAAAGGTCACTGTAGGTGGGCTCATGGGTATGGTCGCTATGTTAAGTTTACCTTTGCATGTACTACCCTAGATGATAAGATGTGGTGCATGGACTTTGGTGACCTGAAGTGGGTTAAGGGGTGGTTAGAGGAACAGTGGGACCATAGAATGCTCATCGCTTCTGATGACCCTTTGCTCCCTGAGTGGGAGAGACTCCACGCAATTGATGGTATTAACCTTAATGTGATGGATGTATCAAAAGGACATGGTCCTGGTATTGAAGGGTCATGTAAATTTGTATTTGATAACATTAATCCAAAGATAAAAGAGTTGACTAACAACCGCGTTTGGATTGATACTATAGAGATCTACGAGCATGAGTTTAACTCTGCTCTTTATATTAACCCGGAGGTGTAAAGATGGGTATTGATTATTCCAGCAAGATGCCAGATCTTGTATTTAAATACGATGATAAATTTTATTGTGATGAATTGCCTGACCCTCAGGTAAATCCTGTTCTACCTGGTGCTAGAGTACCTCTTCGTAAGGTTGGTATTGCTCCAGTGGATCTTCCTATTATGGTCAAGCGTCGAGATGGCCATACTCAGCAGTTGCAGGCAGAAGCCAGTCTTTATTGCTCTTTAGATGACCCTAATTCTAAGGGACTGAATCTTTCAAGACTCTATCTCCTTATGCATAATAAAATCAAAGACCATCTTTCGATTGATGGTATCCAAGGAGCACTGAAGGAGCTTGCGGAGCAGCAGAATAGTAAGAATGCTTACTGTAAGCTTCGCTTTAAGTATCCTTGGACCCAGGATGCTCTTCGCTCTCGTAGAGATGATAATCCTGAAGAGAAGCTCAGAGGCCATATTGCCTATAAGATCGAATTAGAAGGTCAATATAGAAGTGGTCAGTGTAAGTTCTTCTTGACTGTTGATTATGTCTATAGCTCAACCTGCCCCTGTTCGTTTGAGCTAGCGTATGATGCTCGCACTCATAGACAAGCTGCTGCTAATGCTCATAGTCAGAGATCTATTCTAAAAGTTAAGGTTGAGTTTGATCCCGAGAGGATTATTTGGTTTGAAGATGTTATTGAACTTTGTAGAAAGCATATTCCAACTGAAGTTCAGATTGTTGTTAAAAGACGAGATGAACAAGCATTTGCTGAATTGAATGGTGCCAACCTGTTGTTCTCTGAAGACGTTTGCCGTATTATGTACGCTGCGTTAGACGAATGGTATAACAAGGGTCGTATTAAAGACTTCTCTCTAGCCGTATCGCACGAAGAGAGTCTACATCCTTGGAATGCTATTGCCGTTACTTCTAAGTTCAATCCTAGTGAGGTTCCTGGGTGTCTGGTTTAAAAGATGCATATAGTTATCGGTATAGAGGCGTTTATGGTGTCTATAACGATGCGTGTGAATTGATGTATGTTGGTTCCACTTCTTTAGGTCTAAAGAACCTTGAAGAGAACCATAGAAAGGCAAGAGAGAAAGGTTACGACATGACTAACTTTAGGACATTGCTTGAAGAGCATCAGTCTTGGAAGTTTGTATGGCTAATCAAGCCACGAAACTGCCAGCAGCCTCACATTGAGTTTGCTGAACAGACTCTCATCCAAGCGATGAAACCTAAGCATAATATTGACAAGACTCCATATAAGTCGTCAATTTATTATGACCGATATGCTGATGTCCTGCAGCTATATGGTGAAGAGTTGGAGTATTTGAATGATTAAGAAAAAGATTTGGGTGACGTTCCAAAAGGAAGGCATCCATTGCTATCCAGCTGCAGCAACAGACGAAAAGCTAAAAGATGTTGCATTCCTAGCTAACCCACATAGACATATGTTCCACTTTAAGGTTTACCTTGAAGTGTTTCACGATGATAGAGATGTGGAGTTCATTCTCTTGAAGAGAGAACTTGAGGCCCTATATGGTAATGGAACATTAAAGCTTGACTTCATGTCTTGTGAAATGATTGCAGAAGAACTTCTTACATACCTGAAAAATCAGTATCCAGGAAGAGATGTTACAATTATTGTTAGCGAAGATAATGAGAATGGGTGTGAGCTTGTATATGAGCGATACATTCCTGTTCAATCTATGAAGGATGAATAATATGACAGAGTTTTGCCACATTGCTCCTATTGACTTTCTTGACCTTGTTAAGGGTAGAAGTCATCACTTAACCCTAGCGCATCTTGTTGACACGAGCAATGAGTATACTGAGTTCTATAGGAACCAGACTTGCGTTAACATCATGGACAATAGTGCCTTTGAGATGTATAAGCAAAGCAAGCCAATGCTAACACCTGCCAAAGTTTTAGAGATGGCAAGTATTATTAGAGCCAATTATGTTGTCATGTCAGACTATCCAGGTGAGCATTCATCAAAGACTATCCAGGCAGCAATTGACCTAGCACCTCTCTTTAGAGCGCAAGGGTTTGGTACATTCTTTGTACCTCAGTCGAAGGTTGGAGATAAGGAAGATTTAATTAGTGCTTTTGATTGGGCTTCAACATCCAAGCATGTAGACTATATTGGTGTGTCTATCCTTGGTGTTCCTAATGCATATGGTGTAGAGAAAGGTAACAAACTTCAACGATTTGTTGCTCGTTTCATGTTCATGCAAGAGTTATATGACCGTGGCATCCTTCAACGTATCCGAAACAACAAAAAGAAGATCCACTTCTTAGGTATGGTCGATGGTCCAAATGAAATTAAGTTGATGGAGCCATATAGAGATTATATTGACACTTGGGATAGTAGTGCTGCTATTTGGTTAGGGTTGAATGGTGGAACATTTGATGGAAGTCCAACTGGTATCTTTGATGGTAAGTTTGAGAAGGAAGTGGACTTTGATCTCAAGCAAGCTGATACACCAATTGACTTTTACCGTATGGCAAAGTATAATATGGATTACATTGATACAATTGTAACCAAATATTTAAATGATGATCCGGGGTATTGATATGGCAGAAGTGAAATATAGATTTAGAGAAGATAAGGTCTTGATTGAGGCCTTAAAGTATGTTAATGGAACTTATCAACAGCATTATGTTGGTAAGGAAGAAGTCCAGACAATTGATGTTTGGAATTCATTAGGTAGTGTTGATACTACAGCAAGGGATACTGCTATTAAGTATCTAATGAGATATGGTAAGAAGGATGGATACAATAAAAAGGATTTGCTCAAGGCAATTCACTATATTGTTCTACTCTATCACTTCACACAACCTCAGGAAGACAAGGTATGATGATCCATATTATGGGTGAGCATGGATCTAAGCTCACAAATGTACAACCAGGCGATGTCCAGCCTAATGCTGTTGATCTAAGACTTGGTAAGGTATTTAAGATTAGTAGCAATGTATGTACTCTTTCTGAGACACAAAAAGGTCATAGAGGTTCTGTTGAACTTCAGCCAGATGAAAATGGTTTTTGGAACCTAGATCAAGGTACATATGAAGTTGTAATGGAAAATATTATTGAAGTAGGTGAAGGAGAAGCTGGATGGGTTATCACTCGTTCTACTCTTAACCGTAATGGTGTCTTCTTAACTTCGGGTCTCTATGATTCTGGCTACCATGGAGTGATGGCTGGTGCAATGCATGTTCATTGTGGACCATTTAGCATTCAGAAGGGTACGCGAGTCGGCCAATTTCTTTTATTCAAGGCTGAGAGTCTACATAAATATGATGGTAGTTATGGCTTAAATAAAGAGCATGATAAAAAGTATGGCGTATAAGTTGATTGAACATAGTAGTGCAATCTTAGAACAAGAATTGCCATTATTTGATTTTCAAAACCCACCCACTGATCCAGAAGAACTTGCAAGGAATCTTTTGGATACTATGCGAGAGCATAAGGGTATTGGGTTATCTGCAAACCAGGTAGGTCTTCCATATAGATTGTTTGTTATGGAAGGAGATCCTGTCTTTGCTTGCTTCAATCCTAAGATAGTAGACGTCTCAGAAGAGATAGTTTCTCTTATTGAGGGCTGCTTATCTTACCCTGGTGTTGCTGTGCCTGTTAAAAGGCCAGCCCACGTTCGTGTTCGATTTACAGCACCTAACGGTAATACAATGACAAGAAAGTTTACTGGTATGACTGCCAGAATCTTTTTGCATGAGTATGACCACCTACAAGGAATCAACTTCTTTAGAAAGATGCACCCAGTGCATAAAGAAAAAGCTCTAAGACAGTTGAAGAAATATACACGTTATTTGAAAAACCAACAGAGGTAATTATAATGAATATTAAGATTGTTAAGTTAGTAAATGGTGACGAGATCATTTGCGATCTACAAGAAACCAAAACAAAGTTAAAGCTCAATAAGCCATTGCTTCTTGCTTTCCAGGAAAACCGTTTGGTGTTTGTTCCATTTATGCAGTACACAACAGCAATGGAAGGTTTTGAACTCCTTCCAGCAGGTGTTCTATTTGTTACGAATCCAGTTGATTCGTTGATTAATGATTATCAGATGGCTACCAGCCAGATCGTAACTCCTCCACAGGCTGTAGGTGGTAAGAAGAGTCTCCTTCGCGCCGTGGAGTAATAAACAATGGAAATTAAAATTGAAGTAGAAGAGTTGCGGAAGAGGTCACTCTTTATAGCAACCCCAATGTATGGCGGCCAGTGTCACGGTAACTATACTCGCTCAATGTGTGACTTAACTGCACTTTGCGTGAAGTATGGTATCAACATGAAGGTCTATTATCTTTTTAACGAATCACTAATCACAAGAGCTCGTAACTATTGTTCTGATGAGTTTATGAGAAGTGACTTCACCCACATGATGTTTATTGACTCTGATATTGGATTTGATCCTAACGATGTTATTACATTGTTGGCTCTTCAGTCTGATGAGTCACAATTTGACATTATCGGTGGTCCATATCCTAAGAAGTGCATTTCATGGGAAAAGGTTAAGCAGGCTGTTGATAAGGGTGTTGCAGATGAGAATCCAAATGCTCTTGATCAGTTTGTTGGTGATTATGTATTCAACCCAGTTATTGCTAAGGAAGGCCCAACTCAGATCAAGCTAAGTGAGCCAGCTGAGGTATTAGAGATTGGTACTGGCTTTATGATGATTCGAAAGAATACATTCAAGAAGTTCCAAGAAACATTCCCATATCAGTCTTATAAGCCAGACCATGTTCGTACGGCTCATTTTGATGGATCAAGAGAGATCTTCGCATTCTTTGATACACCAATTGATGGTAAGAGAATGTATATGGGCGCTGAACTTCGTGCATACTTGGAAGCCAATCCAGGTGCCACACCCGATGATATTGTTAAGTTTGTTGATGATCCTAACAATACTATCCTTAGACAGTATTCTAAGAGATATCTCTCTGAAGATTATATGTTCTGTCAGTGGGTTCGTAATATGGGCTTGAAGGTTTGGTTGTGTCCTTGGATGCAACTAAACCATACTGGATCTTATACATTTGGTGGTAGTCTTGCTGCCCTAGCATCTGTTGGTGCTGCTGCTACAGCTGATGTTTCTAAGATTAAAAAATAACTTGAGGTAATTATATTATGGCATTTGATAAACAAAAAGTGAAAGCAGTCCTTGTTGAAGTTTCAAATTCATTGACCCGCATTGATGCAGAGAAGGAATTCGTTAAGGATGCAATTGATGCTGCATCTAAGATTCATGAGATTCCTAAGAAGACATTAAACAAAATGGCAAAGGTATTCCATAAAAATAACTACGCCCAAGAGTTGTCTTCCATTGAAGAATTTACTACAATGTATGAGAATATTGTTGGTAATACTGAAAAGTGATAAGGGACTTATTATATTATGAAAATTTCTACACAGACCCTACAGGTCTTAAAAAACTTTGCGTCGATTAATCCTAATCTGTTGGTGAAACCGGGAAACGTACTCAGTACAATTAGCACTAATAAAAATATTCTTGCGAAGGCTACGGTTACAGAGTCGTTCCCGGTCTCATTTGCTATCTATGATATGCAACAGTTCTTGGGTGTGATCAGTATCTTTGAAGATCCTGATTTTACGTTTAATGATAACTCTGTAACTGTTTCTTCTGAAGGAAGATCGGTAGAGTATGTTTATGCTAGCCAGGAGATGGTTGTTCACCCTTCTGAGAGTGTAATTCAAAAGATCGCTGTAGCCAATCCTGAGATTACATTTGATCTTACCGCCCAGGGCCTTAACGAAGTAATTAAGGCTACAGCTATCCTACAGCTTGATAAATTGAATGTCATTAGTAATGATGGCAAGGTTAATGTTGTTGTTGCTGACCCTAAGAACCCATCCTCCAATAAGTTCTCTCTTACAGTCAACGGCACCGCTAATGCAGACCTAGCAATGGCATTTGCCGCTGAGAACTTGAAGTTGATTGCTGGAGACTATAAGGTTAATATTTCATCCAATGGTGTGAGTTCATTCAAGAACGATAAGCTAAACCTAGAATACTTTATTGCTGCAGACGTTAAGTCGAAGAAGGCTTAATTTATGCTAGAAGAAGTATTATGGGTTGAAAAATACCGTCCTCGAACTATATCTGATTGTGTCCTACCTAAGGACATCAAGAAGACATTCCAAGCATTTATTGATAGTGGCACTATCCCAAACTTGCTACTAACTGGTACCCAGGGTACTGGTAAGACGACTGCTGCCAGAGCAATGTGTGAGCAGCTCAAGTGTGACTATATCATCATTAACGGTTCCATGAATGGTGGTATCGATACATTAAGAAATGAGATCCAACAGTTCGCTAGTACTGTATCGTTTGGTGGTGGAAGAAAGATGGTCATCCTAGATGAGGCTGATTATCTCAACGCTCAATCCACCCAGCCAGCTTTGAGAAACTTCATGGAAGAGTTCTCAAAGAACTGTGGATTCATTCTAACTTGTAACTTCAAGTCCAGAATCATTGAACCATTACATTCTAGATGCTCTATTGTTGAGTTTAAGATCCCTCCTAAAGAGAAGCCATTGCTTGCCGGTGAGTTCTATAAGAGAACCATCAAGATTCTCGAAACTGAGAATATCAAGTTTAATAAGAATGTTGTTGGTGAGCTGATTGCTCGCCACTTCCCTGACTGGCGAAGAGTACTCAATGAGCTTCAGCGGTATAGCGTTGGTGGTGAGATTGATTCTGGTATACTTGTTAACCTATCTGATGAACACTTCACCAAGCTTGTTACTATCCTAAAGGATAGAAGGTTCAATGATATGAGGAAGTGGGTGGCTGAGTCTAATGACATTGAACCATCTGTCCTTTTTAGAAAGATCTATGATTCGCTATCTACAATTCTTAAAGGGACATCTATCCCACAGGCTATCCTCATTCTAGCTGACTATCAATACAAGGCTGCATTTGTTGCAGACCAGGAAATCAACCTTGTAGCCTGCCTTAGTCAGTTGATGGCAGAGTGCGAATACGTATGAATCCGTTCGACTTTGTAAACGCCATCAATTATACCAAGATTGATGTGGTATCTACCTCGGAAAACCCGGAAAAAGCCGAGAAACTATACAATCCATATTTGGTAAACCGTAGTTTGTCGTATTTTGCGGATACTGTGCTCTATTGCAATGAAATGAACCGATTCCACGAATTAGACAAAAAGCTTCAGTTTGATTTTCTTCTAAATAGTATAAGGAAGAACAAAAGGTTCTCCAAATGGCATAAAGCTGAAGTGGATGAAGATATACAATTGATTTGTGATTACTACAAATGCAGCATTAGAAAAGCAAAAGATATTGTACAAATACTTTCTACTGACCAGCTTAGACAATTAAAAGAAAAAATGAGCGTAGGTGGAGCGAATAGATGATCACAGTAGACAACTTTATTGAAGTCACTCTAAAGCAGAATGATGACTTCCTAAAGGTTAAAGAAACCTTAACAAGAATTGGTATTGCATCAGAGAAGAATAAGACTCTCTACCAATCTTGCCATATTCTCCATAA